AAGTATGGAGATTTTTATCTTAAATTAGATATAACAGAAAAAGTAGGTATAACAAATGCAGTACCTCTTTCATCATATGAAATGTTTAGAGAGGAAGGTGTAGACCCAGAGAATCCTGAAGTTGTAAACTTTACACATGACCCTACAATGGGAGGCGCACAAGGATATGGAAAGACTGCAAACAATCAAATGAAATATGAGAACTATGAGGTTGCTCACTTTAGATTGTTAAACGATATGAATTTCTTACCTTATGGTAAATCAATAATCGAACCTGCAAGAAAAACATGGAAACAGTTAACTCTTATGGAAGACGCAATGTTAATACACAGAATAATGCGTGCACCAGAAAAAAGAGTATACAAAATAGATATAGGTAATATACCACCAAATGAAGTAGAAGCATATATGCAAAGAGTTATTCAGAATATGAAAAAGACTCCATATATTGATGAAAAAACAGGCCAGTATAATCTTAAATTTAATATGTCAAATATGTTAGAAGATGTATACCTTCCTGTAAGAGGTGGACAATCAGGAACAGAAATAGATACTTTATCAGGTATGAGCTTTGATGGTATAGATGATGTAAACTATTTAAAAGAAAGAATGTTTGCTGCATTAAAGGTACCTAAAGCGTTTTTAGGATATGAGGAAGGAGTTGACGGTAAAGCAACACTAGCTGCGCAAGATGTAAGATTCTCTAGAACAATTGAAAGACTACAAAGAATATTTATTTCAGAGTTAACAAAAGTTGCAATGGTGCATTTATACTCTCAAGGCTTTGAAAATGAAGAAATGGTAGAGTTTGAATTATCAATGACAAATCCTTCTAACATTGCAGAACAGGAAAAACTAGAACTGTGGTCTACAAAAATAAGTCTTGCCGATTCTATAAAGAGCAATCAAATGATGTCAGAGGAATGGATATACAAAAATGTATACAACATGACCAATGAACAAATTGATAGCGAAAAGCTTTCTCTTATTGAAGATTTAAAACAAACATTTAGAAAGACTCAAATAGAACAAGAAGGTAACGACCCAATGGAAACAGGAGAGGCACTAGGTACACCTCATACACTTGCAACTCTTGACCCTGAAAATACTGATGGAGCAAATACAAGTTTATTTGGCAATATTGGAAACGAACCAGGTCAAGGAAGACCAGAAGAGCCAACATCATTTGATTCTCAAGAATCTGCACGAGGTAGAGACTCTGTTGGCAAGGAAGAAAGAAAAAGAGACACAAAGCTTTCTAACAATAAGTCTTTAAGAAGATTTGAAGGTAGAAATGTAAGAAATATGTTTAAGAAGGCAGAGCAAAAGAAAACATCACTTTTAAATGAAAGCAACATAATAGAAGAGGATATATAACTGAAGTACTTTATATTTATATAATATATAAAGATATATGCAGGAAAGAATTGATATGAAAGCAAAACACTCTAAATACAAAAACACAGGAATCATTTTTGAATTGCTTGTAAGACAGATAACAAGCGATACTTTAAATGGTGTTAAAACATCACCTGCAATAAAAATAATAAGAGAGTTCTTTAAAAAGAATACATCTATCAAAAAAGAATTAAACTTATACCAAACTTTGTTAAACGAAAAATTCGATACAGATACAAAGGCTGAAAAGTTTATTGATGCTGTATTAAAAGAAAGAAGTAGAATATCTCATACAGAGTTAAGAAAACAGAAGTATAATCTAATAAAAGAAATAAAAAACAACTATAATTTAGAAGAGTTTTTTAAATCTAAGGTAGAAAGTTATTCTGATAACGCTTCGATATATTGTTTATTCGAAAACAGAACTGCACCTGCACAATCAATTCGATTTAGATATAATCTTGTAGAAACAATTACAAGAAAAAACAAAAAGAAAAATAAGGTTGATGAAACTTACCAACTTTATTCAAAACAAGACAAAGATGTTAGAACGCTTTCATACAAAATAATGATTGAAAAGTTTAACGATAAATATGGAAATCTTTCAAAAGACCAAAAAACTTTGTTAAGGGAATATATTAATAATATTTCAAATACTACAAAATTAAAAACTTATTTACATTCTGAAATAGATAAAACATCAAGTTCTATAGAAAATTTATCTAACAAGGTTTCTGACAAAATAGTTTCTATAAAACTTAATGAAGTTGCAACGCAATTAAATCTTATAAAAGAAGAACCTAAAATAAAAGATATGCATATGCTTTCAGTTTTAAGAGCTTATGATTTAATTAAGGAGACTTTCAATGTCATTAAATAAAAAATTAGATAAAATGCTTGAAACAGATTTTAATAAAGAGGAAGAAGAAATAGACGAGGCTAACACTACTGTAGACGCTGGTGGTGAATATGATACAAAATATGCTTTTGGAAAGAAAAAGAAAAAAGATTTAACAAAAGGTCTTATGGGATATAAACCAGTAAAAGAATCAACATTTATGAAAATGGCAAAGCTTACAATGTTAAATGAAGCTAGCTACAAAGATTATAAAAATGATGAATCTTTAAATTCAAAGCAAAAAGTAAATAAAGCAATCAAAGAAGTTAATGGAAAGTTATTTAGAATTGAAAGAATAATAAACCAAAACATTAAACTTAAAAATGAAACAGGTATTGATGAAACTAAATACTGGAAATCTACAAGAGAGAATCTAGAAAAAATCTCTGCAAAGATGGAAAGACTATCTGAAAAACTAAGGGGATTCTAAATGGCTAAGCAGGTACTTATAGATTATACAAACTTTGATATTACACCGCAGATGATAACGGAGTCAGAAAAAATTAATGACGGAAGAGTTATTGTAACAGGTGTATTACAAAGAGCAGGAGCTAAAAACCAGAATGGTAGAGTATATCCAAAAGAAGTTTTAGAAAGAGAAGTAGAACAATATTCTCAAGTACAGATATCAGAAAATAGAGCTCTTGGAGAATTGGACCACCCAGAATCATCAGTAGTAAATCTTCAAAACGTTTCACACAATATTAAAAAAGTTTGGTGGAATGGAGATGATGTAGTAGGTACTGTAGAGGTATTAGGTACACCATCAGGAAATATACTTAAAGAATTATTAAAAGCAGGTGTTAAATTAGGAATTAGCTCAAGAGGATTAGGTTCAGTAAAGCAGCTTTCAGAAGACGGAACACTTGAAGTACAGGATGACTTTGAATTAGTATGCTGGGATTTTGTCTCTAATCCATCTACACATGGTGCTTTTATGAAACCAGTTAATGAGTCTATTAACGAATCAAGACAAGATATTTATATAGGAAAATATGATAAAGTTACTAACATAATCAATGAAATGCTTTGTGACTTAACATGTAAATGTTCATTACCAACAAGGAGTAAATAATATGAAATTATCAAATATGATTAACGAATCTTCTGATAAACCAAAAAGAATGACAGAAGAAGAAAAGCAAAAAACATTAGAGGCTGTTTCTAGATTTAATGAGTTAGGACAAAATGTATATAAGACTCAAGAAATAAAAGAATTAGTAGAAAATATTAAAGTAATGGCTGAAAATGCTAGCAGAATGGCAATAGAAGAAACTGCTGATTGGTTCGATGCTGTATCAGTAAAAAGAGATACAAAAGCAATTGCTGATTCTGTAAAGGTATTTGAAAACACATTTACTGAAATATCTACATTACAACAAAGATTAGAATCTGTATTTGAAGATATAGGTACAAAGCTTGGAAAATATTACGAAATTAATGAAGCTATGGATGCTGTTGGTAAAGAAGACGGTGATATCGACAATGATGGTGATGAAGATGAAACAGATGATTATTTAGCTAACAGAAGAAAAGCTGTTGCAAAAGCTATTGAAAAAGAGAAAAATGAATCTGTTGATAAATTTGAACAACTTGTAACAGAAGCATTTGAAGGTTTATCAAATGTAGTATCTGCTCCAGGTATAGGATTGAATCTTAGAACTGAAGCTGCTCCAAAGATGAAAAGCTCAAGTGAGGAAAAACAAATTGGCAATATAATGAAAATGGTTTCAAATGCTAAAAAAGGTGGCGGCTCAGGAAGATATGGAAAAGAATTTGACGCTGCAAAGAAAAAAGCACTTAAGGCAATTAAAGATATGTTAACTTACTCAAAGATTGGAGCATAAGCGTGGAAGAGTCAAAAGAAGAAAAATTACGAAATCTAATCAGAGAAGAAATAATGAAATCTTTAATTACAGAAAAATTTGCATCGAAAAAAATAACAAATCTTTTTAAGTTAA